CATAAGCTCTTTCTTTAATGTAGCTTCTTTCATTAGTTTTTGATCAGCAATACCAGCTTTAACGTTTTCTAATTCTATCTTTTGCTGTGTAAGAGCTTGGTTTTTTTGTACCTCTGCTTGAGCAGCCACTTGTTGAGCTTGAGCATTCGCATCAGCTTGCGCTTGTATATTTTGCTGTTGAATTTGTTGGTCACGCTTTTGTTTCTCTACTCTTCTTATCTTTAGTAATTGATTAGCTAACTTTAAGTTCTTAATTTCCCTAAGATCAATCGCGTCAGATAAATCAATAAGACCGCTTTGAACAGCTGCTTGAATATTGTTTTCCAATACAGCTTTTTGCTCTTCATCTGGTTGCAACTCTATAAAAATACCAAAGTCGTATAAGTGGAGATTTTTCATCTCTTCTAATACAGCAACATTTTGATTACCTATCTTGTGGATAAAAGCTTCTTTAGTCGGGGAGTATTCTATTATATCTGAAATTCTTAAAGATAAACCTTCACACAAATCAGCAGTTAAAAACAAACTACCATCTAATATATGTCTTGTAGCTACATTGGAATTAGCTGCAGCTATTTTTTGAACACCAACCAACGCTCTAGAATCTGGAGTACTTCCATCTCTAGCTTCATTAAGCCCTGTTACATCACGGATCATTTGCATGTAGTAATTATAGTTACCTATAAGACTCTGCATCTTTCCTCCACCTGAACCAGTTGATATTTCTTGAATAGGCACTTTACCTGGATTCATATCTCCATCTTGTGTAAATGACCTACCAATTACAGAACCTGTTTGAAAAAACATATTCAATGCTTCTTGTGGATTGTAATTTGTACCATTACCTAAATCAACTTCAGCTAAACCATCTGCATCAAGATAAACACCGTCAGGAACCATTCTAGACATTACTTGCTGTAATTTTAAATGTGTTAACTGAATCATATCCGCAAAACCTGTTATACGTGAAACGATGCTTTCTATTCTACCTTTATACATTCTAGGTGCAACAATACTATAATTCATTTTAGTCTTAGTATAATCACTCTTAGGACGTATCATATTTTTTGCAAGCTCCCATTTAAGAGTTTTACCACCTACAATTTTTACACCCTCATATAGTACTTCTAATGACTGAGATAATTTTGATATACCATATTCCTCATACATTTCTTCAGGAGGATTGAACTCATCTGTTTTAGGTATTATTTTAGAAGCCCCGGTAGCTGTTTCTTTTACTTTATATACTTCGTTTGTGAAAGTCTTGTAATTAAAGTATAGTACTTGAACAGTATTAGAATCGTCTTCGTCGTTGTTATTTATAGTTCTATTATAAAAACCACTATTACTTACCGATTGACCTGCAATTTCTTTTAAATCATCATTTGTTAACCAAGGGAATTCTTTCTTAAGCTCGTTTAAGTGAACCGACTTAACTTCTCCTACGTAATATATATCGTCAAAATAAGGTGAATCAGTATAGGACCAAACTAAATTAACCGGGTCTACATATTCTACCTTAGCTCCTTCTGCTTTTGTAAAAGTATTTTTTACAGCACCTATACCTATCGTAGTTATATCATAGTTGCATCTTCTTTTTATAAGATCATACTTATTACCATCTAATAACACGTTCAAAGCTTGCTCTTCAGCTAACTCAACTTGTTGCTTGTAGCTAAGCTGCATATGCACATCTAGCTCTTCTTTGTTTTTAGGTAATGTCTCTGGATTATTTTCGAATAAGTTAACTCCAAATTCGGCTTCTGCGAATTCATTTAATTCTTTAGTTTGCATATCTCTAATAAGAGACTCCATATACTTAGTCCTTTTGTTTACTCCATAAGGATCTTGTGAATATGCTTTTATATCAAATTGTCTATCTGAAATACCATTAACAACTATATCTACAAACTTAGGTATAATAGGCACTGGTTTCCAATCTAAGTTTAAATAAGATAAATCACCGTTTATAGATAACTCATCTTTGTATTTTTGAATACTCTGTTCTCCTCTAGCATACAGCCTTAGATTATGAAAAGATACTTGGTTACTTTTAAAACGGCTATTGCCATTGTCATTATTAAACCACTCTCTCTCGATAGCTCTACCAACTGTTGTTCCGTATTCTAGTGATTGCTTTTCTTGATCACTAGCTATTTGACTTGGAAAATAACTTGTTATAACTGACTCAGCCATATTTTTATTTTTCTATTAATTTTGAAAATCCACCAGAATTAGTGTATTTAGCTATTTTTAAACTTATTTTATTTTTTTCTACATTAGGCCTCGGGTGATATAAGTGTCTGTTACAAGCCATTATGGCTAGCCCTGAACTTATTGCGGCATCAAACTTTGTTCTTTTATTTATATCAAATCCAGCCCAATCATTAAGAGTAGTGTTAAAATACATTGCACCGTATTGTCCATCCTCTTGTAAACCAACGTGTTTGTCTATATATGTTTCTATAGCTGCTGCGTGAGCTTGTTTTATATCTTCACTCGAGTTAGGCATTCCTCCAATTTCTCTTTCTGTAACAGATAGTTTGTTCCAAATCTTATCAGGTCTATTCATTGAGTAACCTCTATAACCTCTTCTTTTAAAGTAATACAACAATCTAGGTTTATTGTTTTCCGCTAATATTGGCATTCCGTAAAATACGCAAGCCATTAATACGTCTTCAAAAAATATTTCAGCGGTTTGAGGTCGTGCAATATATTCTAAAAAAAATGTATTTGCGGGAGCATCTTCCATACTAAACTTAGTTAAACCGTGCAAAGCTCCTTTTGAACCGTGACCATCTGTTGTACCTGATATATCGTAGCTATCACAGCCGAAAGCTCCCATATGTTCATTACCTGGGCTCTTTAAACCTTTATTAACAATTTGTCTATTTTGTAAAGCTGCTCCAGGTACCCAAGAAATTTTGAATCTTCCATTGGGATTAGGTGTGAATATAACTGTTGAATCTTTTATACCGTTAGCCCATTGAAAACCACCGGTTGTTAATACATTGGTATTACTTAAATCTTCGTTATAATCTATTTGCTCATATATTTTTGCTAAATTAAATATACTATTCTTAGCTTCGTCTCTAAAGGCATGTTCTTCTGTGCGTGGAAATTGTCTGTAGAATTCATTTAAAGCATCCTGGTCGCCTTTTAATCCTTCAGCCTCATTATCCCAGTGTTCTATAACTCCGACATCTATAATGTCTCCTAATGGGCCTGTTACAACTTCTTTAGGTGTATTAAATACAGGGTGCCCAAACTCATCTATAAAACCCTCGTAGTTCCACTCCATCGGAATAAATAAAGAATACAAGCCTGATGCTGTTTGACCGTTTTTGTTTCTTTTTAAAACATTAGAGTTATTATATAATTTTTTAAAATTAGAACCTCCTTTGTCTAAAGCGTTTGATGTTGAACCCATCATACACTTACCTATAATTCGAGAACCTAATCTTAAACAGGTTTTTGTAACTCTCCAGTTATTTAATATGTTATCAGGTCTTTCCCATTTACCACTTTCATCATGTACTAGTAATCTTAGTTTTTCACCATCATAAGAGTTATCTCCTGTATTTTTCCAGTCAATAGTAGTATCTAATCCCTCTAGTACTTCTGTACTCTTTTTAGCTTGTATGGATTTTCTCGTAAGCCTAGATGCCGGTATCCTATACGCAAGTTCGGTTTTTGGTCTATCCATACCGTCTTGTATGGGCTTAAAGAAGAATGGGTAGTTAACCGATATTGGTACAACTTTATCGGTAAACATTTTCTTTGCATCTGATCCAGACTTTGATAATATTCCAAATCTAGCGTCACTTGAGATGGTTGCCATATTGACTGTTTCTCCTGATGCCATAAATGAAAATCCTGAACGTCTGTTTTTAAGGTAAGACATTCCGTAACATCTACTGTCTGCTTTACAAGCTTCCCAGAATATATAGAATAATCTGTTTGCTTCCCTAAAGTCTGCGTTCCCAACGTCAATCTTAGACCATTGCAGGTACATAAAATGAGTACCAGTGATGTAAGTAGCCACGTTCTTGTTATTGAACCAATAGCCCTCTTCTCTTCTTTTAAATTGTTCATCTATATACCCCTCCCATTTATTTTGAAAATCTTCAGGATATTCTCTCCAATCAAATATACTAGTTATTGATTTTAGTTCTTTAGGATATTCTTCGACTTTCCACTTGTTATTAGTTTTGTCTATTTTAGCAGGCGCTTTGGGTAAAGCAATCTTTAGGTTCTGTATACTATATATATCACCTATTTGACCTGTTTTGCTAATGACAACAATGTCGTGCTCTTTATCGTAACCGTATTTCCACTTTCTAGATTTATTCATTCTAGCTATAGTGTTCTTTCTTATAGGTGTTACAATACTATATAGAGATTGAGCGTACATTATTTAGATCTTTTTTCAGCAAACCCTTTAAAAGCTTTTTTAACATCTTCCTCTTTAGGCTTGTTTTCAAGCATATCTTCTTCTTCTTTTATTCTATTTAGAATTTCAAAAGCATCAAATATAGCTAACTTTTTAGTAGCTGCGGCATTTTTTAATTTGTCAGCTGTTAAATCATCTGCTGAATCTACAATAGCTTCTTTTGCTACTTTAATTAATTCTTCAACAGCTTTATGTCCAGCTTGGATTATATTCCTCTTCGTCTCCTTTATATTCATATTTGATTGTGATTGAATTAGTGGGTACTCTATAAAGTCTGTTTTTTCCAATAACAAATTCATACTCTGCCCCAGGTTTAAACCCTACTAAATTGCCTTCGTCTAAATCTTTAAGACTTGGGTCTTTAAAATATAATATACCAATAGCTGGTTTTTCAAAGTCAAGTGAAAAAACTTTAGTTTCTTTTATAGGTTTAACAAAATTAAAACCGCTACAACTCTGCCAGCCTTTTTTTCTTTTGTAAGCGAATATCTGATCCTCGTTTACAAAATAAATATTATCTTCATAATATGATTTGCTGTTTTTTTCAACACCTCTTATATCCTTAAATCTCCTAAACACATTGTGATGAACTATAATTTCATCTCCAACTTTTATATCGGTTTTTATCGCAGAAGGAACTGCTATAACTTTAGCAATTCTATTTGAATAATTATGATTTTGTAATTCAGTGTTTAATAGAAGTGTGTTTCCGTGAATTTTCTTTACATTATTGTATCTTTCACCGACAGGCTCTACGATAAAATTATATAAGGCTTTCATCAATATTCTAAATTATATTCAACAGCTACAGCCATGTTTTTATTGAAATCTTTCCAAGGCATCAACTCATTACCTTTTTCAATGTATATAGAAAACTTATCGTCTTCTTCTATTATATTCCTTATAACGTGGCCTCCATAAACCTCTTGTCCAACCGAGTAATGCATTGCGTCAGTCTTATAATCCCGTCCAATACTTATTTTCCTAATCATTAGACTCTTGTTCAGTTATTTCACCGGTAGAGATGTCTACATTAACATTACCGTAGACCTTTTCCAGTTCTTTTTGTACTTCAGACAATGAGTTATTAGCGTC